ATATTGGCCCCTTCAGCTTGCGCTGTAGTCCAACTCTGTACTCCAAGATATCCTCTCTTACCACAAATTTCTTGTATTGATGGTTCTTTGCTATCCATAAAACTCAGTGGTTCCCTATGAAGCTGACTTTGGTTTAACTGTAATGAAACAGTTGGTTCTAAACCAATAGCCTTCGACATTGATGAAAACACTTGATGTACTGGCAAAGATCCCCCACTAATGGGTGGATTATCTAAAGGTAGTGTCATTGAAGCATCTGCTCTCGCATTCTGAGACGTTGACCCATTGGATGTATTCACTGGCACATTCCCCGCAATATCTCCCATCACATATGAATTACTAACACTGGAATAATTAGCTCCCTCAGCAACAAAGTCTTCAAAACTCTCGACTTCCTCCTCAAAAGGGATACTAGGTCCAAACAACACAGATTCACCCAAAGCCATAACTGGTATAGGTCTAGGAATAGAAAATTTGGATTCAAATCTACTAAAAATAGTTACTGTAGCTATACTAGGGGCTGTCTTGCTAACAAGTGGTGACATAACGTCAATCCTAAAAGTGCCCAACGTTTCCGTTCCCAAAGCACCTGCATACGTATTCAAAGCTGATCTCCAAAACCTAAAAGGAATCTTCAAACTTTGAGTAGTATTCTGATTTGGTGATAGCCAACAATGTTCAAAAGCAGTCTTACTATATATATCAACAGCCCCATTGTATAATGGCGTAAAATAACATATAAGAGACCCTGCTTGAGTTGGAGTTCCATTAATTTGGATAATAACCTCAGGTTCAGTCACCGTATATATGAAATTATTGAAAGGCATATTTTGGATATTAGCTTGGTTTCCCAAAGCCAATAAACCAAAAGGAATTTCAATTTGTAACAAATTGGTTCCTGTTGCTGAAGCTGACGACCAGTCAAAGAAAGTTCTCTTAACTACACTATTCTGACCGTAAGCTATGTCCATAGACTTCTCATTGATTGCTAAACTAGCCAACTGACTCATCGAAGATGCGTCCGTTTCGACACTATTTTGCATATCACTCGTCTTAATCGTGGTCAATCCATCTACTAAAACTTCAGCATTATTAAATCCAGCCGAACTCTCCATTGGCCCTTCAGCAACGAAGCCATAGAAACTATGACCTGATGCCGCCTGGCGGTTCGCTACCACTCTTGACAACTCTTTCCATGGTCTAAAATTTGGTGGACTTCTACCAGCGCTAACAAACGCATTACGTACAGCAATATAATAATCAATATAAAATTTTTCACCCCACTGAGTGGCACACTCCAACATCTGTTCAACTACTTGGAACAAACTTAGATTTCTATCTCTAGTCCACTGTATGGTTTCCCACAAAGTCTCTTGTCTGAGAGCTCCAGTCCATTGTCCTCTCAACATAACTGGTTGTGCCCCTAAAAACAACAACTCATCAAACTTCTCACAATGATCCATCAATGGTCTATCTTTAAAAGCACTAGTGTATTTCTGACCCAAGTGTTTCTCTAAGTCTTCACCAAGGGTCTTCGGGGTCCAATCAATTTTCTTTGACTTACAAAGGATATGATCATCGCCCAACTTTGTTAAACGAATATATAAATCAAAACTTAAATGTGGAAATCTAATAACAAAAACATATCTCTTATAGCCTTCATTAACTAAACAGTTAACAGGCGTCGTCCATACTCCTCCACTTACTGTACTACACTTTGTCTCAAATCTATACTCACCAATTTGCATAGGCATTTGAGTCTCATGCTGTCTCATAAAAGCGTTCTCATTTTCCGT